GTGTAGAGCGCAATCTTGATCGTGTCGGTATCAAGGTCGTGAGTGCCACCAAGGAGTTCGACCTTGAAACTGGTGCACATTGCCTGAGAAATAGCCATTTGTTACCTCTTTGCCAGAGTCATTACCATCGGATTTCCGCTGTACTCACCCTGGTCGTCAGACGTTGTTAGGTCGGACAGCGCACGAGCATACAATCCAGCCCAGACAGCAAGCCGATTGTCGTTCATGAGATACGGTTCTGCCTCTGACAAAGACCCGTACAACAACAGATCTGGACAGACGCTCATGAATGCGTTTGTGCTTACGCTGTCGCTCATGAAAGTCGGAGCAGCGTAATACAGCATATAAACCGTGTAATTCGTGTCTGGGACAGGAGCCAGTTGGATCTCATCCGCGAGGATGGTGTACTGAATCGGCCTTCCAGACTCCTGCGTCCTAGCGTTCCGAGTGAACACAGACGGAGATAGATAGTTCAGAGGTTGTTCTGGATTCGTATTGAGATACAGGTTCCGCATCTCAAGGAAGTCTGTTGGCAGTCCAACAGTCGAATCACCACCCGTAGCAGAGGTGTACGCAAGTTTCAGCATCTGCCGGATACGCAGATTGCGCCGAAGCCTTACCTCTGCCAGCCGGATGAAGTCAGGTATCTGGCTAGTGAGATCGCTTCTTGCGAGATAGTTTGCGATCGTTGTCTTTAGATCGCTGTACGTTGCCAGGGCCATTTATGTCATCCCAGCCAAAGGTTTTAACCCCGATATGCCCTATATGCATCGACAAATCGTGGTCAACAAACACGGGAACGTCATTCTCAAGACACCGAACACAGAATGTAACATCCTCGCCAATCACGTTTCCATGATCCGTCCAGATGATGTCATGCCAAGGTTTCGGTATCTTTTTGAATACCTCAGTCCTCACAAGTGTAACACCGAACCCTACAGCGGTCACTTGCTCAATCCCTGACTTTCCTCTGCTCTCGATCTTCGTCCACACCTGTTTGACAGCATTAGGATCGCTTTTGTCGATCTTAAGATTCATGGCTGTCGGCATGACAGGCTCTCGCCTCGTCGTCGCATTAACACCTACTAACGGGACATTCCTTGCGAGCAATACTTCCACAGTATTTGCCGGAAACCGCATATCGCTGTCAATCCAGACGACAGCATCAGCACCCCATTCCAGAGCTTCATCTGCTAACTTCTCTCGTTGAGTAAATATCAGCGTACCGGGCATCTGCAATAGCTGGATCTCGTTCTGTCCACGCTTTGCCTCATACGCACACAATCGGGCCAGATCAAAAGCAAACCCTGCCAGCACGGTGTCTCGGCAGGGTACACAGATCGCAATCTTCATTGACTCCCCCTAAACAGAACCAGGATATGTTCGCCACACTCTGTTGTCTGCGTCATTCAGCCATTGCTTGAATGCTCGCTCATCCTGAACCGCAAACCCTCGCATAATCTTCTTCTTGTTCAATTCATCAATAACCGTGAACGGCAATCTTGCGATATGCGTCATCACGTTATCTATCTTGCGAGTCGCGTTATCAACTTGGATTTTGTTTGCTTCGATGATGTGCGTTACGTCCTGCTTTGTCTCAAGCACGACAACATCATCTAGTTTGTGCGCTATGGTATAGCGCCCCTCACCAACCGAAAATAGTTCTGACATATTGTTGGAGGGAGGCAGGTTTCCCCACCTCCCTCGTTACTTACAGCGCGGGGTTCAGGTCAGCCACGATGCCGTGAGCAGCCTCGTTCCGCATCTCCAGCGTGAACTCAGCAATAAGCTGGGTTTTCTCGCTGTCGCCGGTACGAGCAAGCTCATTCGTCGCAAACGGTCGCAGATACGCAACCGCAGCGTACTCAGGATCAAGCAGCAGAGCGTCACGAGTCCGCATGAAACGATCCGGCGTTACCGACAGCGTACCGAAATCGCTCATGTAGACATCCGCAGCGCCGATAATGGTCGTCGGCTGATCACCGGGAGCCATGTAACGCTGCGCCGCGATACCCGCAAAGCTCGACACCTTCTGCTTCAGTCCGCTGTTAACCACCAGCAGTTTCGGGTTTCCACCAGAAACGAACACCTCAGCAACAACATCCTTCAGCAACTGCTCGGTGAAAGTGCGCGTAGCACCGTCCGAACGGGTCGAGACACCAATCGTCGTGGGATCGGTTCCAGACGTACCAGCAGAGGTGTTGGTCTTGAGCCAGGACAGGATCGCACCCAGTTTCCGAGCAGTCGTGGAGTTACCAGCAGTCTGGCCTTGGTTGGCAGTAATGATGGTTTCCATGTCGCGCTTCAGTTCCTGCGAAGCCTTCGACAACTGATACGCCTTCTCAGACTTCCGGCCAGCCTTGTTAACAGCCTCAAGGGTGTTAGAAATCTGGATCGTCTTTTGCACGATCTGGGTATAGTTGCCCAGACGGGTCGTCGGACTGATCGTGGTAGCAGATGCGTCAGCACCCTCAACCGCAGCGTTAGCAGTCGTCGCAGCAGCAAGCGAGTCACTCTGCCACTCGTGATAAACAGCAGTCGCCTTGGTACGAGCCAGGGTAGACAGGATCGGGGTTTCGGTCGGGCTGATGTCGTAGATGACATCGATCAGATCTTCGCGCTGACCAATCGCGGTATGTGCGGTAAAAGTTGACATTTCAATTATCCTAAAAAGCGTTCAAAAATTGCCGCAGCATCTTTGGTTTTACCAGTCTGCCGCAGCACCTTTCGCTGTGCCTGATATTGCTTTTGCTCCGGTGGCGCACTCGTCGCCGTACCGGGCCTAAGCATCCTTGGAGCTTCCGTAACCTTTTTGGTTACCTCTGGCTTGCCCTTGACCAGTTTGTCGTACTGAGCAGCCTTCCAAAGAGTCAGAACAGCCCTGCTATCGTAAACCTGCGCCAGATCCTCATCCGTGAAACCAACCTGCTTCGCATAGCTCCGGATTTCATTGCGAACGGTTGTACCTTTCTCTGGATCTGCGAACTCCGGTATCGCTTGAGCCAGCTTCTGCTGCTCTTCAGTCACCAACTGCTGCAACCTATGCTGATGCTCCGTTTGTTGCTGTAACGCAAGACGTTGCCTCTCAGCCTGAATCGCATACAACTGCTGCTGACGCTGCTGCTGCTCCGCGACCTTCACCGCATAACCAATCGGATCAGATTCCTTCAGCGCATTCAAATCCTCTTGCGGTTCCTGATGGCTCAACACCTGCTCGATCATCTGCAAGCGTTGAGCATACTGGTCACGCAAGGTTTTCGCTTGCTCTACAGCTGCCTTTTCAGCCTCTACAGCCTTCCGCTGCTCTGCAAGCGTCTGGGTTTTCTGAGTGTAGTCCCGGCCCTGCTGATAGCCTTTGATCAAGTCATCGAGCGTTACCTCTACCTCCTCACCCGCCGCTTTGATACGGTAGCGAGGAGTCTCTTGCTCTACTTCCTGCTCTTCGGCTTCAGGCTGCTGAATCTGTTCTTCCTGGGCTTCAGGAGTCGGCTGTTCGCCTTCCTCACCACCCATTAGTCCCATGATCGCAGCAGCACCAGTGTTTACATCCAGCGGTACACTTCCATTCGGATTGGTGTCCATTCAAACCCCTAAAGTATCTTCCATCGTTTAGACCGAATCTCAGTCGTTTCTGCTATCGCTTGGAAATGACTATAAATTTGATCTATTGCACGAATCATTTTATACGCTGATTCGCGTTTGTCAATTTCATCATCCGAGGATGACGTTATGACATCCAAATGCATCTGTCGTAGATACTGCAACTCTTCTCTGAATGCATCATCCCGCAGCAGATTTGCAGCGCGCTCAGGTGTCATCCTCATCCGGGAATCTCAACATTTCGGCTGATTCCAGCACCAATCTTGGCTGCTTTCAACTGAGCCTCAACTTGGAATTCTGCCTGCTTCAACTCCAGATCTGCCGCCGCTTTTTCCCTTGCAAGCTGAATATCCGCTTGAGCCTTCATCCTCTGCGTCTCAATTGCAGCCATTGCTTTCTGCTGTTCAATTTGGATCTGCGCCTGTGCCTGAGCCATCATCGCATCCAGCGCAGGATTCTGCTGCGGTTGCTGCGGAGGAGGATTGGACAGAGCCTGATCTTGCTCTGGAGTGATGTCCTTGAAGAACTCGCTGGAGTCTTTGAACCCTGCCGCCTCGATAAACCGTCCAAGCGTCATCCGGTACTGACCGAGACTCACCAACGGATTAGCAGGCCCAAGCGTCTGAAGGATTTGCTCCTGCTTCGCCAGTACCATCTGAAGCATTGCCATTTGTTCTTGCTTGGTTCCAGTCCCAAGACCAACAGAGATGCTGACATCGTATTGATTCGACCACTCTCGCGGATCCATCTCTACGAACTTGCCACGCATCCGAATGATGGTTGGCTTGTCCTGATACTTGCAGACCAGTTGCAGAATGCCCTTAAACAAACTCTTAACGCCCGTTTCAGCAAAGATACGAGCGATCAGTTCCAGTTTGCCCTGCTGTGCGCTTGTAACGGCTGCTACAGCCGCTGCTGTGACATTGGCTAGTACGTTAGGATCAATCCCCTGCTGCGCGTCTGACACGCCTGTGCGCTTCTGCTGAACCTGATCAAAGTATTCCAACATCGGGAATGCTTGAGCGGCAACAGGAGTAACTGCCAGCGGCACAACAGCAGTGGGGTTCTTCAGCCTGACGACACCACCAGGAGTGACGTTAAGCAAGTCATCCAAATTGACCTGACCCTCTACCGCACCAACCCTAGCGTTATTGGTGAGGTACAGGTTATCCAGCATCTGTCGCACGATGGTGGACTTGATTAGCTGGATGTCCATCGTTCGATCAGCGAGAGACTGACCAAAGAACTTGTGCGGGATTGGGATTGGACTGATCACATGAAACGGGCAATAGTCCGTCTGCTCGTTGCTCAGGATCTCGTTGTTGCTGTAGACGATCCTGCGGAACTCTGCAATGCCGTCCTCGTCTACGTCAACGTAGATATAGCACTCGAAAACCTCGATCTCTTGCATAGCAGGATCAAGGCTGTTCTGCTCAAAAGGCTCTTCACCGGGACTGTATCGTGCGATCTTTTCCTCGGTGAAGTCCAGACTGTTGTAGACAGGAAGATTGTCCACAATCTCAGGATCGAATCCCATCTGGATCAGTTCAGTCCTCGGAACCAATGTGCGATGCGCCATGAACGGAGCATCCTGCATATTCTTGGCTCGCTTGGAAACGATCAACTCTTCAGGAGGAACATTCTCAATGACAATCTTGCCGTGTTTGTTGGACTTCTTAACCACGACATTGAAGAACTGCGCGACCATCACCTGACCGTCTGGCCCTTGCATCTCCTGCTGCACAATCTCTTGAGCGACAATCTGACGAGACTGGTCTGACATCAGCAGGACAAGCTCAGTCTCCGAGAGGTTCTGATACACCTCCTCGATGACATCAATCTTCTCGTCCCAATAACACTTTACCGTTCCGGTCTTTTGGAGCAGACCATCTTTGAACCAATGATGCAAAATCTGGAAACCGGGGTTCTGCTTGTAGAACACCCAGTTTGCATATTCTGTGGCTTGTCTAGCACCTTCTTCGTCGCCTGGGCCTGTAGGCTCAAACCTAACAATGTCGTCTGATGCCGTGAACACTCGGATCAACTGAGGCAAAGCACCGTCAATCGCCTCTGCAACCTCACCCGTGACAATCTGGCTTCGCCCCTCCACCTCGTTCCCGTACGGGTTTCTGAGGTAGTAATCCATCGATAGTGCGCGTTCTTCGGTCGTCTCTGTATCGAGATACCCAATCGCATCATCGATCTCAGAAGAAACTATTGCCTTCAGTCTGCCTTCGTCCATTTCTCTGACCTCTTCATGTACGGTCGTTTCTCAGGCTGCAACTCCTTAACCTGAGCCTCCAATCGCTCTATTCTTTCGGTCAATTCCTTTACGACCTGATCGAATAATCTGCGATCAATAATTAACCCTTGCGGAATCATACCACCCACCTCGTATTATTTTTCAATGGCTTACCCCAGTCATCATTCGACATCATGTCCAAAGATTGAGCAAGATACCTCCAAGCATCTGCTGCGTGGCTATGCTCATCGTGCAGCGGAGCGCCCGGCTCGTTCGTCACCTGATTGACTGCTCTACGGTATCGCTTCAAGTGATTGACCAGATCCATGCATCGTTCAGCGTCGAAATAAACCCTCGGAAAGACTTGCCTTGCCAACCTGATACCTTCCTCCGGGTTACCCCTTGCAAGCACCTCTACAGACCTTCCAAGGCTTTGCAGCATCTCCTGTGTGGATTTGCCTGACTTGAAGTCTCTGTGCGCTCCATCGTGCGGAATGAAATCAGTACCCCAATTCCACTTTCGTTCCTGTAGCTGCATGACGTATGAGTCAATCGTCCTGTGGCTGTCCTCGATGTAGTCAACCACCCTGATCTCTGAGGCAACCTTCTGAACGCAGATGATGGACATACTGTCATTCCATCCCAAGTCCCAGACTGTATGAACCTTCAGCAAAGGATCAACAGGCACATTCCTGATGCGACCCTCTCGCTGTATGGTTTCCATCTCACTTGCATAGATAGCACCCTCGACAGCAGGTCTGCACCGACCCTCCCAGGTTGTCAGATACCCTGTCGGATCTCGATCTAACCAGTCTCTGCGTTCTTTATCGAGTTCTGTCGGGAACCACGGGTTATCAGACCAGTTAATCTCACAGACCCAACTCTCAGCGGGTGGACTGGTCACGAATCGGGTGTAGGTCTCATCCGTATCCAGTTCAGGGTTGAAGCTGACCCAGATCTCTGATCCTGGCTTGCGGATGGTCGGAATGAGAATATCCCAAGACCTTTTTGTCACGACCTGGGCCTCTTCCACCCAGCAGACATCAGTGCCTTCGTAAGACTTCAGGTTTGCAACACCCTGCTGTCTGATCCCTGCAAACGTGAACTCTGTGCCGTTCCTGCCGAGGATCTTTGTCTCTTGAACCTCGTAGAACTCATGCAGGTTCAGCAGGTCGATCTGATCCTTCAGCAGCCTATGGACAGACTCTTGGATGCTCTTCTGAGTCTCCCTGGCGCACAAAACCCTGATAGGCTTGGATGCGCCTATCGCCACCAGCGCACGAGCAGCAGACCATGATTTGCCTGAACCCCGTCCACCATGAAGGATCTTGTATCGCTTCGGCTGAAACAGCGGAAGCAACTTACTCGGAATTTCGACCTTCTGCCTCAACTCCGACCACCTCTAAGATTGCTGCTGTTTTGATTGGCTCACCATCAATGCCTGAATGCTCGACAACGTGCTTCTCTTTCCACCCAGCCCTTGTCTTGAGCCAGAAGATCATCGCTGTTGTGTTGCCTGCTTTGGCCTGCTGGAACAACGTCTGAGCGACAGCAGCATTAGCCTCCATCCGCCCATCTGTCAGTTCCTTCTTGTAGTGCTTGGTGAGTGTGTCGTGGTCAATCTCTAGCTTGTCTGCAATGTCGGTATAGCGCACCCCGACAGCAGATAGCGTCTTGACTAGCCGACGATCCTCGTCTGACGGTTTATGCCGCTTGCCTTGCATTTTTTATATCCGAAAGTTGACTAAATGTATCCCCGGTTGCCTCTAGTGTTGCCTGCTTGCCGGTGAAGTCCTGCCAGCGTTTTACGATTACATCGCAATATTTAGGGTCAAGTTCCATCAGTCGTGCTTGGCGTCCGGTCTTTTCGCAGGCAACTAGGGTGCTTCCGCTGCCGCCAAAGCAGTCAATGATCAGATCGCCACGCTTACTGCTGTTATCAATGGCACGTTCAATCAATTCCACAGGCTTTTGTGTGGGGTGGACATAAG